GCCTGCAAAGCCATGCGGGAGGCTGGCATGGCCGACGTTAACCCATCGAACCCTCGGTTGCGAGCCCTGCTGGACGCGGGAATCACGGTCCCTGAACTCGTCGACGCCGCCAAGACCTCGGTCGATGGGGGCAAGGGCTTTGCCTATGCCCTAGCCACTGCCGAGGGCCGGCGCCGCGACGCTGCCGTCAAACCGTTGCCGGCGCGCGCCGCGCAGCCCCAATCCATCCACGACCGGCGCGCCAACACGATCGCCGGCCTCACCAACCCTGGAGACGCCCATGACAACCGAACTGTCGACGCAGAAGCCCGCGTCGTTGCCTGACGCCCGCCCGGTCCCCAAGGCCTGGGTGGCGAAGGTCTTCGATCGCCTGACCGGCCAGCTGGGCACGAAGGTCGCGGATCTCTACGCAGGCATGGACACGGTCGTGGTCCAGGAGGAGTGGGCTGCCGGCCTGGCCGGCTACCACCCCGAGGAGATCGCCCGAGGCATCGCCGCGTGCCGTGAGCGCACCTTCGCGCCGGCCCTGGGCGAGTTCCTGAAGCTCTGCCGCCCCTGCCTGGATGCCGAATGGGCGTTCTACGAAGCGGCCGACTGCCTGCGCCAGCGTGACGCCGGCGAGGTCGGCGATTGGTCGCACCCTGCTGTGTGGCGCGCAGCCTGCAGCATGGGCACCGAAGTCCGTAGCGGCGACTGGAAGGCCAACCGTACCCGCTGGACCTACACGCTGAAGCGGGAACTGGCCGCCGGTTGGAGCGAGATCGCCAAGCCGGCCATGCGCATCGAGCACAACGCCAAGGTGCGCGGACCCAGCGAGTCCGAGCGCGCGGCAATCGAAAGCCTGCGCGGCATGTTCAAGCCCACCGCACAGGGGGCCGCATGACCGAGCGCAAGAGCCGCGCCTTGGTGGCGCCCCTTGTCACGCTCACCCCACCGCAGATCGAGCGGGTATTGGAAACCCTGCGCGAGAAGACGGTGGAGGAGGGCGACTGCCTGCTCTGGACTGCTGCCGCGACCAGGGGCGGGAAGTCTCGCCATCTGCAGCCCGTGCAGTGGCTGGATGGCGCCGTGCGCCCGATGCGCCGCTTGGCCTATGTCGCCTACGGGCACGAGCTCTTCGCCCATTGGCGGGTGTGCACCACCTGCGGCAACGACCTCTGCCTGGCTGACGCGCACCTGTGCCGCAAGTCGCATTCGGAGTCCTTGATGGGGCATCGGAAGCACCCGGTCACCGCGGTCAAGATCGCGGAGGCCAAGCGGGCCCGCAGCCCGCTGAACTGGGAATTGGTCCGGGCAATCCGTGCTTCGACCATGAGCAACCAGGAGATTGCGGCCGACCTCGGTGTGCACGAGGACACGGTCAGCCGGGCTCGCCGCCATGCGTCGTGGCGCGAGGTGTCGAGCAACCCCTTCGCTGGCCTGGGGGCACGCTGATGGCCCATGACACCAGCCTGACCCTGACCATCGTTCGCATCCTGACCGATGGCGTCGCGCGCAGCAACGACGAACTGGCCGAGATGACCGGCCGCACTCGCGAAGAAGTCCGATGGGCCCTGATCGGCTTGAAGCAGCACAAGTTCGCAGTGAGCGAGCCTGTGCGCTACCGCATCACCCCAGCGGGCATGAAGCGCGCCGAGTGGAAGATCAAGGACCCCGCGCGGCAGGCATACCTGGCTGAGTACCGGGTTCGCCGCAAGGAGCGGCAGCGGGAGAAGGCGGCCGCCGCCGCGGCGCTGACGAACCAGCATCCGATCGCGATGGCCTGGAGGTGAGCATGCATGACCAGAATGGCAATGGAAATGGCCAACATGCTTCGCTACCTGGAGGAGTCGCCGACTTCTTTCCGGGGGTGGCGGGACTACTTCGAGGACAAGGCTCTCCGGCTGGCGAACTGGGATCCAGCGGAGTACAGCCAACTCCCGATGACGCTGAGCGCCGAGCTACGAAGGCTCGAATCGAAGCATTCGCCACCGCAGCAGCGAAAGAGGGGCACACGTTGAACGAGTCCTGCCCCTATCCCTGGAGCACCTGGGAGGCGCTGCACTACAAGGCCGTGTTCATCCTGGCCGGCGGGAGGGTGCGTTGACCTCCGTCACCATCTACAACCCAGTTCAGGCGACGACCGCATGGGCCGCCATGTACGAGCAGGAAGTGAAGCCCGGCACCATGGCCGGCCGGCGCTACCGGCTGAGCCTGAAGCCAGAGACTCGACGGGACTCGCAGAGCGCGCACTTCCACTCGCTGATTGGCCAGATCTCCGCGCACCTCGGCGGCGACCTCGCCGACGAGGACGACGCCAAGCGCATCTTGCTGAGCGCCTTCCGAATCGACACCCTGCAGGAATTCGCCGACGAGTGGAAGAAGTTCGGCGATCTGCGCATCGGCCGAGGCCTGCGCGGCGAGACGGTTCTGATGGGCAACCAGACGCGCGACCTGTCGGTGAAGTTGGCCGCGGTGTTCATCGTCTGGCTGGAAGCCTTCGGCGCCGAGCACAACATTCGCTTCCGCGCCCCGAAGTCTTGGGAGGAGGGCAGATGAAGCCGTACATGCGCCGTCACCCCCGCTTCCGCGACCTGTGGATGTGTGGCTTCCCGCCCTATGGCTGGTGCATCGGCTGGACACCCGAGCAGGCCTATCGCCTGTGGAAGTTCTCGCAGGAGCGCGCCAAGCGCTGGGTCGACGGGAGGTACGTGGGATGACCATCGGCCAAACCGATAAACGCGGAATATCGGCCAAGCCGATGAAGCCCAAGGCCTGCAAACACTGCAAGTCGGTCTTCACCCCGACCAAGCGCATGCAGGTCGTGTGCGGCCCGATGTGCGGGCTGGAGCGCGCCAGGCTGCAGCGCGAAGCCAAGGAGCGCAAGCAGGCCAAGGAGCGGGCGAAGGTCGATCGCATGATGGACAAGCAGCAGCGCGCCAAGGCGCTGCAGACCATCCCGGAGCTGATCGCCATTGCCGACAAGGCGTTCCAAGAGTTCATCCGGTGGCGCGACCGTGTAGCCGGCCATGCCTGCATCTCCAGCGGCCAGCCCCTGGACTGGTGGACGCCGAACAAGGTCGACGGCGGGCACTACCGCACCAAGGGCGCGGCATCGCACCTTCGCTACAACGAAGACAACTGCCACGCGCAAACGAAGCAAGAGAACAAGTGGAAGGCCGGCAACGCCGTCGACTACCGCATCCACCTCATTGAGCGCATCGGGCTTGCGCGCGTCGAGGCGCTGGAGTGCGACAACGAACCCATCAAGTGGACGCGGGAGGTGCTGCGCGAGATCGCAGTCGTCTACCGCGCCAAGACACGCGAACTCAAACGGAAGGAGAAGAGGGCATGAACTGCAAACCTGGGGATCTGGCTGTCATCGTCAAGACGAGCGCTCTCGATCCTACGTGGCCCATTGGCCGCATCGTTCGTTGCGTCTCGGTTGTCTACGACGAGATATACCCATGCTGGATCGTTGACCCGCCGGTTGGAGACTTTCCGAGCGTCTACGACGGCGTGCTCCGCCCCATCCGCGACCCTGGCGAAGACGCCAAGGACGAGACCCTCTCCTGGCTCCCGGTGCCCAGCAAGGAAGGGGTGCCGGCGTGACCATAGAAGAGATGCGCAAGGCGCAGAAGCAAGCCGAGGGAGAGATCGTCGACATCCTGACCCGGCTCAGCAGGGACACGGGCGCCGACATCCTGTCCACCAACCTCAACGCGATGCAGTACCAAGACGGCGACGGCCGCCGCACGCTCATCACTGACTTCAAGATCACTTTGGGGCTCGAATGAACCAACTGACCACGATTGCCAAGTTGCCCGGATCGGGCGCCGGCTGCGTCAGCGCGTTGCCTGCGGAGGCCCATTTGGGCCGCGTGTTCCCTGCGGGTGAGCGGGCACCCTGGACAGATACCCGCGAATCGGTCGAGTACATGGGCTCCGACGGGAAGATGTACCAGCACCGCGGCCTGATGCGCATGCCCATCCGCCCAACCATGTCCGAGCGCGCCCCTGCGCTGCTGGAAGGGATGAAGGAAGGCTTCTACTCCTTGGAGGATGGCGGCCTGGTGCGAATCGGGGACGCTCCGCGTGCCCACACCTACGCCGATCGATTCAAGGGCGACGAGAGGAACTGATGCTGATGAGAACCAGAGAGACCGTCGACTTCCACGCTGTGGAGGCACATCAGCGGGAGATCGATGGCCGCCTGCGCAACTGGGCCCGCTGGTGCAATGGCACGGCGGTGCCCATGACCTCGCCCATGTTCCGCATGACGCCCCCACCTCCCCAGGTGCGCGGCGACATGGCCTACCAGAGCGCAGGCACGGTCGACCGCATGGACGCCCAGGCCGTGGCCAAGGCGGTAGCGGCCCTCCCGGCGCCCCACCGCGCGGCCATCAATTGGTGCTACATCAAGCCCGTGAGCCCGAAGAGGGCCTGCCAAGCGATCGGGACCACGATGGAAGGGCTCGCGCAGTTCGTGCGGGATGGACGGCAGATGCTTATCAACCGCGCTGTATAGAAACCCCTTGTTGCGCTTTCTGGTTTCTGCTATCGTGCAGCCCCAACGAACGAGCAACGGCACAAGGTTCGCCCATCCATGACGGAGGCGGCGGTGCCGGTAGAGCTCACAGACGAGCCCTCCGCAATGGAGGGCTTTTTCGTTTCGCCGCTAGAGTGCATCAGCGGCGTGGCGAAATCGGCAAACGCGCGCATCCCCTATAACGCTATGGGATGTAGTGGCTCCGGCCTTCCAGGTTCGAATCCTGGCGCCGCCAGGGATTTCTTCTCCTCCTGAGCGCAACCACTCAGCACACGGGTTTCTTGTCCCTGTGACCTGCTGAGAGCTCAACCCCAGCGCATACCCGTGGGTCTAACGGTGCGCTCCCGACCGCCGCCGGCTACACACCCTGTCTCCTCTGGGATGCCGGCGGCGTGCCGGGCCCCTGCACACACCATGCGCCTCAACACCCTCAAGCCCAGGCTGGCAACAGCCAACACCGCCAGGGTGGGGATCATGCAAGAGGGTTCCTGGCGCACGGACAAGCAGACCAGCACACAGCGTGGCTATGGCTACAAGTGGCAGAAGGCCAGAGAGACCTACCTGCGCAGCCATCCACTGTGCGTGTACTGCGAGCGGGAGGGAAGGGTGACAGCCGCCACGGTGGTCGACCACAAGGTGCCACACAGAGGCGATCAGGAGCTTTTCTGGTGCCAAGACAACTGGCAGTCCATGTGCAAGCCTCATCACGATGGGCAGAAGCAGCGCGAGGAGGCTGCGAACTATTCTCATCCAGGCCCCGGGGGGGCATGAAATCTTCAGAGGTGGCCGTGTCTCTAGACCGGGCGGCTTCTCACGCGGACAAAAAGTCGCCCTTTCAAAAGGAATCAAATGGCCGGAGTCAAAGGACGTAGCGGCGGCGCCCGTCCAGGCGCCGGTCGGAAGCCGAAGCAGGCGGTGCAGATCGCGCCCGAGGTGGCGAAGGCCGAGCCCGGCGAACCGCTGGACCCGCGGCCGACGTTGGAACTGATCGCGCTCGGTCACATGGAAGTGAGCCAGCTGCAGATGAAGGCGCTGCTCGCGCTGCTGCCCTACACGAACGTGAAGAAGGGCGAGGGCGGCAAGAAGGACGAGAAGCAGGACGCTGCCAAGAAGGCTGGCGCCGGCAAGTTCGGCGCTGCGCCGGCGCCCTTGCGGGTCGTCGGAAGGTAAATGGACCGCTCAACTGCTTGCCCAGACTGGGCGGCTCGGCTGCGCGCGGGCGAGTCGATCGTCCCGCCGCCGCTGTTCCCGGCTGAGGCTGCGCGGGCGCTGGAGGTGTTCAAGGCGCTGCGGATCGTGGACGCCCCGGGCAGCCCGACCTTCGGCGAGGCCTGCGGCCAGTGGGTGTTCGACATCGTGGCCTCGATCTTCGGGGCCTACGACCCGGAGACCGGCCGCCGGCTGATCACCGAGTGGTTCATCCTCATCCCGAAGAAGAACAGCAAGTCGACGATTGCTGCCGGGATCATGATGACGGCGCTGATCCTGAACTGGCGCCGATCCGGCGAGTTCGCGATCCTGGCGCCGACGATCGAGGTGGCCAACAACAGTTTCGGGCCGGCGCGGGACATGACCCGGCCGGACGTGGACGAGGAACTGGGCGCGCTGATGCACGCCCAGACGCACGTCAAGACGATCACCAATCAGGCGACGGATGCGTTCCTGAAGGTGGTTGCGGCGGACTCCAACACCGTCGGCGGCAAGAAGTCCGTCGGCACCCTAGTCGACGAGCTCTGGCTGTTCGGGAAGGTAGCCAACGCCGAGAACATGCTGCGCGAGGCGATCGGCGGCCTGGCGTCGCGCCCTGAAGGCTTCGTGATCTACCTGACCACGCAGTCGGACGATCCGCCGGCGGGCGTGTTCAAGCAAAAGCTGGACTACGCGCGCGACGTGCGCGACGGAAAGGTAGAGGACAACCGGTTCGTTCCGATCATCTACGAGCATCCGCCCGAGATGGTCGCGAAGGGCGAGCACCTGCTGCTCGAAAACCTGGCGATGGTGAACCCGAACATGGGCTACTCCGTCGACCGGGAGTTCCTGGAGCGGGAGTTCAAGAAGGCGAGCGAGGCCGGCGGCGACTCCTTCCGCGGCTTCATGGCGAAGCACGGGAATGTCGAGATCGGCATGAACCTGCGCGCCGACCGCTGGGCCGGCGCTGACTTCTGGGAGGCGCAAGGCACGCTGCCCGGGCTGACGCTCGACCAGCTGCTGGAGCGCTCGGAGGTGGTCGACGTCGGGATTGACGGCGGCGGCCTGGACGACTTGCTGGGCCTGGCCGTGATCGGCCGGGACAAGAAGACCCGGGAATGGCTGCTCTGGACGCATGCCTGGGCTCATCCCTCGGTTCTGGAGCGCCGCAAGAGCGAGGCGCCGCGGTTCCAGGACTTCGCGAAGGACGGCGACCTCTCCCTGGTCAAGTCGATCGGCGACGACGTCGAGGACGTGGCGGACATCGTCGCGCGCTGCGAGATGTCCGGTCTGCTGGACAAAGTCGGTTGTGACCCGGCCGGCTTGGGCGCGATCCTGGATGCGCTTGTCGAGGCCAACGTGCCGCAAGAGAAGGTCATCGGTATCCGGCAGGGCTGGTCCATGACCGGGGCGGTGAAGACGCTCGAACGAAAACTCGCGGAGGGGGCCTTCCTCCACGGTGCACAACGAATGATGGCTTGGTGCGCTGGCAATGCCCGCATCGAGCTGCGCGGGAACGCGGTGGTGATCACCAAGGCTGCTTCTGGCACGGCCAAGGTTGACCCGCTTCTCGCTTCAATGAATGCGGTGACGCTCATGAGCCTCAACCCTGCCGCTGTCGGCCAGTCATTCTGGGAAACGGAAACCGCGTGAAACTGCTTGACCGACTGTTCGGGCGCAAGGCGGCCCAGCTGACCTACGACCAAGTGGCAAGCCTGATCGATGGCGTGGGCGGTGGGATGGTCGCCGGCGTGCCCGTCACGGAAAAGACGGCGCTGCAGGTTGCGACGGTCCTGGCCTGCGTGCGCGAGATCGCCAACGGCTGCGCGACGCCGGACATGCATGTGTACCGCGACAAGCCGAACGGCGGCAGCGAAAAGGCGACCAACATCCCCGAGTACCGGCTGCTGAGTCGTCGCCCGAACGAGTGGCAGACGTCCTTCGAATGGCGCCGGATGATGACGATGCACGCGGCGCTGACTGGCGCTGGCCTGTCGTTGAAGGTCCGTGGAGACAACCGCCGGGTGCGCGAGCTGATTCCGGTGCAGCCTGGCCGCTGGGACGTGCGAAAGGTGTCGCGCTACGAGTTGCGGTATCGGTGCTGGGACGAGTTCGGCCTGATCGGTGAGTTCGAGCCGGACGATGTGTTCGTGCTGAACGGTGTCCAGTGGGACTGGGTCGGGAGCCTGAACGCCGTGGCGCTCGCGCGCTCCGCGATCGGCTTGGCGATGTCCACGGAGCGCAGCCAGGCAGCCATGCATGCCAACGGTCTGCGGCCGAGCGGCACCTACTCAGTGACCGGGACGCTGGACAAGGAACAGCACGACAAGCTGACGGCGTGGCTGAAAGCGAAGGGCGGCCCCGACAAGGTGGGCGACCCGCTGGTGCTGGACCGCGACGCCAAGTGGCTGCAGACGAGCCAGACCGGCGTCGACGCGCAGCATGTCGAGACCCGCCGGCTGCAGATCGAGGAGATCTGCCGGGCCTACGGCGTCTACCCGGCAATCATCGGCCACTCGGACAAGGCCTCGACGTATGCAAGTGCCGAGGCGTTCTTCGAAGCACATCTGCGCCAGACGCTCATGCCATGGCACAAGGCTTGGCGCGATCGCATCGACGAGACGCTGCTGGACGGCTCGGGCCCGCTGTACGTCGGCTTCGACACCCGCTACATGGTGGCCGGCTCCATGAAGGACCGCGCGGCCTGGGCCCGCACGATGGCCGAGATGGGCATCTACACCCGCAACGAGATTCGAGACGAGGAGGGCAAGGACCCGCTGCCCGGCCTCGATGAGCCGCTGACGCCCATGAACATGTCCTCGGGCAAAGAGGAAGGGAAACCCAATGAAGATGACGACTCGAAAGCTTGAGCTGCGCGACGCCGGCGGAGGCCGCCAGACGCGCGCCTTTGCGCTGTCGATCAAGGCCACCGGCGACGATGGTTCGGTCGAGGGATACGGCTCGGTGTTCGGCGTGCGCGACAACTACGACGACGTGATCGCCAAGGGTGCGTTCCTGGCGTCGCTGAAGGAGCACAAGGCGGCCGGCAGCATGCCCGCGATGCTCTGGCAGCACGACTCGTCGGAGCCGATTGGCATCTGGACCGACATGGTCGAGGACGCAAAGGGCCTGAAGATCGTCGGCAAGCTCGCGCTGGAGACCGTCCGCGGCAAGGAAGCGCATGCCCTGCTGAAGATGGGCGCGCTCAACGGCCTGTCCATCGGTTTCATGCCGAAGCAGTGGACCTACGACCGCGACACCGAGGTCCGCACCCTCACCGAAATCGACCTCTGGGAAGTGTCCCTTGTGACCTTCCCGGCCAACGAGAAAGCGCGCGTCACCAACGTCAAGTCCTCGGACACGCTGGCGACGCCCAAAGATGCGGAAAGGATCCTGCGTGATGCCGGATTCAGCCGCTCCGACGCGACGGCCCTGGTGTCGCGCGTCATGAGGATGGGAGAGGAGCAGAGGGATTCTGCGCAATCGACCTCCATGGCCCTCAAGTCAGCCGACCGGCTGCTTGCTTCCCTCAAATCCTGAAAGAAACCCATGAAAAAGTCCCTGACCATGATGGCCGTGATGGCCGTTCACTTCGCTGCGTTCCAGGCTCGCGCCGGCGCGGTGCCCGTCTACGAGAAGCGCGACGACCCGACCATCAAGTCGGTCGCCGATGCACTGGACAAGATCGCGACCGCGTTCGACGAGTACAAGCGCACCAACGACCAGCGCCTGGAAGCCATCAAGTCCGGCCAGTCGACCGAGGCCTTCGAAGCCAAGCTCGCCCGCATGGACGAGCACATCGAGGCCATCAACGAGGCCAAGAGCCGCCTGGAGAAGGTCGAGACCAAGCTGGCCCGCCCCGGTGCCGGCGCCGGTGACCGCAAGGAAGGCGAATCCAAGGAGGCCGCCGAATACCGCGGCGCCTTCCTGCACTGGATGCGCAACCCCAGCGACCCGGAACGTCGTACCGCGGTGCAGCAGCGCGCCAAGGCGCTCCACGCCATCGAATCGAAGGCAGACGCCGACGGCTTCGAGACCCGCGCCACGCAGACCGTGACCTCGACCGGTTCGGCCGGCGGCTTCGCCCTGCCGGAAGTCATCGAGCGCGCCATCGCCCGCCTGTCGGTCGACATCTCGCCGATCCGCCAGATCGCAACCGTGCGCCAGGTGGGCAGCCCCGACTACAAGGAGCTGTTCGACATCAACGGCGCCGCGTTCGAGTGGGTGGCGGAAGCCGGCACGCGCAACCAGACGAACACGCCCAACCTGGCGGAAGTCGCTCCGACCTTCGGCATGGCCTCGGCCAAGCCCCAGGCCTCGGAGGAGTCGCTGGACGACCTGTTCTTCAACGTGGAAGACTGGCTGATCTCTTCGGCGGCCGAAGCCATGGCCGCGGGCGAAGGCCTGGCGTTCGTGAGCGGTGACGGCACGGCCAAGCCGACCGGTTTTCTGGCAGGCCCCACGCCGGTGACCACGGTGGACGCCTCGCGCGCCTTCGGCACGCTGCAGTACGTCGCGTCCGGCCAGGCCGCGGCCATGCCGACCAGCGCCGACATCTTCTACGACCTGATCTACTCGCTGCGTGCTCGCTACCGCGCGAACGCTCGTTGGGTGACCAACAAGCTCGTGCTGGCGGCCATGCGCAAGTACAAGGACTCGCAGAACCAGTACCTGTGGCAGCCGTCCCTGGTCGAAGGCCAGCCGGCGACGTTCATGGGCTACGGCATCACCGAGGCGGAAGACATGCCCGCCGTCGGCGCTGGCGCTTTCCCGATCGCCTTCGGCGACTTCAAGGAGGGCTACCTGGTGGCGGACCGCGTCGGCATGCGCATCACCCGCGACGAGATCACGACCCCCGGCTTCGTGAAGTTCTACGTGCGCAAGCGCGTCGGCGGCAAGATCCGCAACAGCCAGGCGATCAAGCTGCTGAAGATCGCCGCGTCCTGATCGGACGCCAACCCGGAAAGGCCGGCCGCACCTGCGCGCCGGCCTTTTTCGTTGGAGGTGCCAGATGCACAAACTGACCATCAAGACCGACTTCCCGTACTTCCACAAGGGATACGAGCGCCGCGAATACACCGCCGGCCAGGAGGTCGAAACCGACGACGAAGAGTTCGCAGCTGTCGCCAAGGGCGAAGGCTGGGCCGTCGACGGCAGCGAGAAGGCCGCGAAGCCTCCCGCGAACAAGGCCCGCAAGGGCGCACCCGAGAACAAGTAAGGGCGCGACATGTCCAAGAGCAACACCTGGGAGAACGACCTTCTCCTGCTGATGTTCAACAACACGAACAGCAGCCTGCACGGCGATGCGACGGGCCTGCGCGGTTCGAGCACGGCCGGCAGCTACTACATCAGCCTCCACACCGCCGACCCGGGCGAGGCCGGCGACCAGACGACCAGCGAGGTCGCCTACACCAGCTACGCGCGGGTGGCGGTGGCGCGCACCTCCGGCGGTTTCACGGTGACGGGCAACGCTGTCGCCTTCGCCGCGGCGGTGACGTTCCCGGCCGGCACGGGCGGCAGTGGCACGGCCACGCACTTCGGCATCGGCTGTTCGTCCTCGGGCGCCGGCAAGCTGCTCTACAAGGGCGCGATCTCGCCGACGATCGTGTGCGGCAACGGCGTGACGCCGCAGATCAACGCCGGCACGGTGGTCACCGAGGACTGATCGGGCCATGAAGCACCCGCGCCAGCTGGCCTCGGAGATGTACGCGGCGGGGTTCGCTGGCGAGCCCATCCCGCAAGACATTGCCGACCTGCTGCCGACGCTGGAAGAGGCCGGCCGGCAATTCCTGCTGGCTCGCTACCAGGCCGGCAAGGCTGACGCGGCGGCAGCTTCGTAGAGGAGGGCGGGGTGGCCGTCCTTTCCATTGCCAACTTCGTCTCGCTCACCGGGGCGTACAACATCACGACCGGGACGCCCGACGATTGGGCGTTGTGGGTCGGCGGCGGCTCTGGCACGTCACTCGCGCCCGCGCAGCGCAAGAGCGGCGGAGGCTCGCGGTACGGGTCCATCGCTCGACTCGTTTCGGGCAACATCACCGGGTTCACCGGCTACCTGGGGCTTGTCTCGTGGAGTGGCGGCACGCCTGGCGCCACGGGTTCGAACAACGACGGCGCCTGCTACAACGACACGAACGGCAGCGGCGGCACAGCGACGGGCTTCGGCTCCCGCCTGCCGGTTTCTGGAATCGGCACGGGCACGGAGGTCATCCGGGTCTATTGCGGGACCTTCAACGGCAACATCAGCCTCACGGCCACGCTGTCTGATGGCAGCGCCGGCCCTGCGACGAATACGAGCCTCTCGGACCCCTCGGGGGCGACAGGCGTCTTCGGCTATTTCGACATCACCGTCGCCGCTGGAAGCGCCTCCCAAAGCCTGAACCTCGACTTCACGGTCAGCGGTGGCCGGGCGTTCTCGGACATCGAGATCCAGGGCGCCAGCATTAAGGCGTCGGCGGCCGGATCGACAACGACCGCCGCGGCCGGGGCGGCGACTGTCTCGGCAGTAGGTGCTTCCAAGGCGGCCGCTGCCGGCGGTAGTGCGACGGGCGCAGCAAGCGTGTCCGCTGCGGGCCGGTCGACGGCAGCGGCTGCAGGGACCGCAGCCGCCGGGGTGGCTTCCGTGTCGACGCTGGTGGGTGCTGCGGTCACTGTGACGGCGGCCAGCGCTTCCGCGGGCGCCGCGACGGTGTCTGCGGTCGCGGCGGCTACCACGCGCACGGCAGGGGCTGCGGCGGGCACTGCGACGGTCTCCGCCGCGGGCGCGAGCGCCGCGGTCACGTCGGGCACGGCGGCTGCGGGTTCCGCGACGACAAGCGCCGTCGGTGCGGCTACGGCGGTCACGACCGCTTCGTCGGCGGCCGGCACGGCTGCGGTCTCTGCCTTCAGCGGCTCCGGCAGCGGAGTCAATGCGGTAGCCGCCGCGGGCGTGGCGACGACTGCAGCGGTGGGCAAGTCCACCGCTTCGGCCGGCGCCGGCGCAGCAGCTGGTGTCGCGACGGTGAGCGTGACTGGGACGGCCATCAAGGCGGCTTCTGCCACCTTAGCAACCGGCGCGGCGACGGTCAGCGCGACCAGCCTGGCCGGTTCGATTGCGACGGCAGTGGCGGCCGCGGGCGCCGCGGTGGTGAATGCGATCGGGCAGAGCCTGGCGGCGACTTCCGGCTTGGCCCAGGGCTTGGCCACGGTTTCGGCAACGACAGGGCAGGTGTCTCCGACGGTGATCGCTTCGCTGCTTGGGCGCACGCGAGAGGTGTTTGGTATTCGGCCTGCCCGACTTCAAGCGTCCATTCGGACCAACAAACAGACATCGAAAAGGTAGGACATGGGCGTCAAAGTCATCACCGCACCGAACCTGACGACGCTGATCCCCACGGTGGACCTGCGCGCGCACTGCAACTCGGTGGCCGCTGACGATGCGCTGCTGGAGGGCTTCCGCGCTGCTGCTCATGGCCACGCCGAGCACTACACGCAGCGCTCGTTCGGGGAGCAGACGCTCGAGCTGGCCCTGGACCAGTTCCCTGCCGGCCCGATCGAATTGCTGCGCGGGCCCGTGTCCTCAATCACGAGCATCAAGTACATCGACCAGGACGGCGTCGAGCAGACGCTGTCGAACACCCTGTACACCCTGGACGACTACAGCCAGCAGTGCTGGGCGGTGCCGGCAGTTGACACTCAATGGCCGGCGGCGATGGCCGTCGCCAACGCGGTGAAGGTGCGCTACGTCGCCGGCGACCTGCCTGGCGCGGTGCGCTCGGCCATGCTGCTGACGGTGGGCCACCTGTACGCCAACCGGGAGAGCACGGCGCCGACGGCGCTGCAGGAGCTTCCGATGGGCGTCGAGTCGCTCCTCAACACCGTCAAGGTCTGGGGCTTCTGATGCAGCCGGCCGGCAACTTCCGCCACATCGGCACCCTGCAGAGCCGGGTCGAGGCCCAGGACCCGAACACCGGAGCCATGTCGGTGACCTGGCCGGACTTCGAGACGAACGTCCGCGCGGACATCCGCTACCTGGGCGGCCTGGAGACGCTGAAGGCGGGCGCGACGACGGCCATCCGCAAGGCGAGCATCCGCATCCGCTACCGGCCCGGTGTGGTGGAAACCATGCGCTTCGTCGAGACCGGCGGCCCGACGTTCGATATCAAGAGCATCGCGCTGGACGACACCGGCGCGCGGTACATCGACCTGGTCTGTGAGTCGGGGGCGTCGAATGGCTGACACCCGCACCATGCAAGGCCTGGACGACGTCCTGCGGAAGCTGAAGGAACTGCCGCCGGAGATCGTGAGCAAGCGCGGCGGCCCGGTCGCCGCGGCGCTGCGTAAGGGCGGCAACGTGATCCAGAAGGAGGCCAAGGCCAACATCCGGAAGGTCACGCAGCGCACCGAGGACTCCGGCTACGAGAGCACCAAGACGCTGGAGAAGGCCGTCGTCGTGCGTCGCGACCCGAACCCGAAGCGCAGCGGCGCCAATGAGCGCTATCGCGTGCTGATCAGCCGCAAGAAGTACGAGGGCCGAGAAACGAAGGCCGTCGCGACCGGCCGCTACCTGGAGTACGGCACCGAGCACCAGGCGGCTGAGCCCTGGATGACGCCGGCGTTCATGTCATCGAAGGAGAAGGCGCTGGTCACCGTCGTCGATGAGTTGAACAAGGGCGTCGACAGAGCGATCGCCAAGGTCTCGAAGGGTCGTTGATGCTGCCGTTGATCTATCCCCTGCTGCGCGATGCGCCGGCGGTGACCGCCCTGATCGGCAGTCCGCCCCGGGCGTTCCGCCACGGCACCGCGCCGCAGAACGTCCCGAAGCCCTACGTGACCTGGAGCGTCCCGGGCGGGGCGCCCGAGAACACGTTCGACGGCGCGGCCTCGGACCTCTTCCGCGTCGAGGTCGACTGCTGGTCGGACGACGACACCCAGGTCGAGACGCTGGCTGCCGCGGTGCGCGCTGCGCTTGAGCCGTCCGGACATTTGGTCGCCTACATCGCCGACGAGCGCGACCCGGTCACCCAGCGGTTCCGGATCAGCTACGCCTTCGACTTCATCCTCTCTCGCTGAGCACCACTTTTCCAACCCACTGGCCGCCGTTGAGCGGCCTTTCTTTTTCCTGAAAGGCAAATCATGGGCACCACCATCAAGAGCCAAGGCACCGAGCTGTTCTGGGCCACGGATGCAACCACCAACAAGCGCGTTGTCGCGCCCAACGGCATCAGCGGCCTGGGCGGCGCCAAGGACCGGATCGAAGACAGCAGCCTGGACAATCTTACCGACAAGACCTACGTCGGCGGCTTGGGCGACCCCGGCCAGGTGACGGTCGGCATCATCCTGAAGAAGGGCGAGACGCTGCACGATGACCTGGTTTCCCTGAAGAACGCGGGGAACGAAGTCTCGTGGGGCATCTACAGCGGCGACGCCGTGACCGCCCCGACCACGGTCGCATCGATCATGCAACCGGTTGTCGGCCGCGTCTCGGCGATCTTCCTGGGCTACGTGGCCGACCTGAACGTCGAAATCTCTGGCAACGACATCTGGAAGGGCACCATCACCATCCAGCGTAGCGGCGCCGTCAGCTACGACTTCACGCCGTGAGCAAGTACGCCGCGTTTTTTGTGTCCGGCGAGGTGCACCGCCGGACGATCAAGCTGGCCGACGGCTCCGAGCATGTGCTGTTCTTCAAGGAACTGCCGGCGGTCGTCTATCGGAAGTTCCAGATCGCCGAGCAGTCGGACGACGAGGACATCCGCGCCGGCAGCATGGCAAAGCTCATCTCCGAAAGCCTGTGCGAAGAGGATGGCAGCAAGGCCATGACCTACGAACAGGCGCTGCGGCTCAAGGGCGCTGTGCAGGGCGAACTGCTGACCGCCGTGCTCGAGGTCAACGGCAAGAAGCCGGACTCGGAGAACTCGGGAAACGGTTTGCCGCCAAGCGAGACGACTGGTTCTGGCACGTCCTCGCCCTCGCCCTTGGCGGCAGAACAGTAGGCGAGTGGCAGTCCTGCATGACGCAGGCCGAGTACATGGCCTGGCTTGAGTTCTACCGAGCCTACCCGTTCGACGACATGCATCGCATCCACCGGCCGGCCGCGCTAGTCGCGTCCAGCATGGGTGGTGAGATTCAGCAGAGCCTCGACTGGCTGGCTCCGCGCGCGCCTGACGGGCGATCCCAATCCGACCTCGACCTCTACAAGGCGATGGGCATTTCAAGATGAAGGCGAAACGATGTCTATTGGCCGCATCACCGTCGACCTCCTAGCGAAAACTGGATCCTTCGAAACCGACATGGCGCGGGCGGCGAAGGTCGCAGAGAAGCGCGCCAAGGAGATCGACGCAGCCGTGTCCAAGGCCGGCGCCGCTGTGGGCGTCGCGCTCACTGCGGCGGCGGCGGCCGCGGTCCACTTCGGCAAGCAGCTGATCGACGGCCTGGACGCTCTGAACGATGTGAAGGACGCCACCGGGGCCAGCATCGAGAACCTGTCCGCTCTGGAGGACGTTGCGGTCCGCACCGGCACGAACATGGACAACGTGTCGGGCATCCTGGTCAAGTTCAACAACGTGCTGAAGGATGCGGACGGCAAGAACGCCGCCTCGCAGGCGCTCAAAGCCCTTGGCCTGAGCGCGGAAGAACTGAAGCGCGCAGACCCGGCGGAGGCCCTGCGGCAGACCGCCGTCGCGCTGTCCGGGTTTGCCGACGACGGCAACAAGGCGCGCATCGTCCAGGAGTTGTTCGGCAAGTCGATCAAGGATGCCGCCCCCTTCCTGAAGGACCTGGCCGAGCAGTCCTCCCTGGTGGGCACGGTCACCGCTCAGCAGGCCCAGGCAGCCGAGGACTTCAACAAGCAGCTGTTCGCCCTCCAGAAGAACGCCACCGACCTCGGCCGCTCGATCCTGAAGGACCTGCTGCCCGGCATGACGCAGTTCCTGCAGAACCTGCGGGACATCAAGAGCCTCGGGCTCACCGGCCTGGCCGCCAAGGACGCCTTCCTGGGCTTCCTGGACCCGAACTTCGCCAAGCTGACGGGCAACAACGGCGCCGACATCAAGAACCTGATGAAGGAGCGCGATCGCCTGCAGAAGGATCTGGCGTTCGCCAGCAAGCGCGGCTTCGCCACCCGGGGCATCGAGGACAGCATCTCGCAGAACGCGCGGTATCTCGAACTGGCGCGCCTGAAGCAGCGCAACGAGGTCGCCGGCTCCTTCGGCGACGACTTCGGCGACGCGGTGTCGCGCAAGTTCAACAAGCCGGCGCCCTCGCTGCCGAGCGTCTCTGCCGCAAAGACGCCTGGCGCCAAGAAGGACAGCGAGCTAGAAAAGTACATCGAGGGCCTGGAAAAGCAGCTGCAGAAGGTCAGGGAACTGACCGTCGCCGAATCGCTGCTGGACGACATCCGCACCGGGCGCCTGAAGCTGCAGAAGGGCGAGTCCATCGACCGCGCCATGGCCCTGGCCAAGCAGATCGACGACACCAAGGCCCTGACCGAGTACACCAAGCTCGCTCAAGAGGCCGAGAAGGAGCGCACCGACGAGCTTCTCAAGTCCACGCTGGAGCAGGAGAAGCAGGCGCAGAGCCTGGTCGACAGCAACAAGGCGCTGAAGGAAGAGATCGAGATGATCGGCAAGAACGCCGAGGCGCAGGGGGTCATCGAGGCCGCCCGCATCTCCAGCGCGATCGCGATCAAGGAGGAAGAACTCGCGCGCCGGTCGGGCACGGATGCCTTTGAGCGCGAGACCGATGCGATCCGCGAGCAGATCCGCCTGCTAACCGAGCGCAAGGATCTGGTAGTGCAGAAGGGCATCGCCGAGAAGCTGTCCGACGATGCCAAGAAGTCGGCCGACTTCGCGCGTGACGTGGGTTCGGCCTTCGAGAGCTCCTTCGAAAAGGCCATCATCAATGGTGAGAAGCTGAGCGACGTGCTCAAGGGACTGGGCAAAGACATCTTGGCGCTCACCATCCGCAACACGATCACCGGGCCGCTAGCCCAGGCGATCGGCGGTGCGGCGGGCGGCTTCGACTTCAGCAAGCTGATCACCACGGTCGGCAGCTGGTTCGGCGGGGCCTTCGCCGGCGGTGGCGATCCGCCGATGGGGAAAGTCAGTCTCGTGGGCGAGAACGGCCCCGAACTGTTCGTGCCGAAGACGGCAGGCACGATCGTCCCGAACCATGCGATGGGTAGGACTGGCGGCGACACCAACGTCTTCAACTTCACGGTCGGCGACGTGGCGACCGAGAGCATGGTGCGCAATGCCATCGCGAGCTCGCAGCGGCAGGCCGTCGGCGCGCTGAACCGCAGCCAGACCTACGGGGGCGCGTTCGCATGACGACGATTGCATTCCCAACCGGCGTGGCACCGGACACCTTCGCCCTGAGACTGGCAACTACCCAGCGGGCCAACTCATCGCCGTTCGGCGGCAGTGAGCAGGTCATCGACTTGCTAAACGACCGCTGGATGATCTCAATGTCGTTCCCGCCGCGGACGATTGCGAAGTCTGCAGCGGTCGAGGCGTTCATCAACGCTTTGCGCGGACAGACGAACACGGTCAACCTGTATCACTGGCGCCGGCAGGCGCCGCGCGGGACCATGCGCGGCTCGCCGACCTGCAACGCGGCGAGCCAAGGGGCGGCCTCGGTCACCTTGGCCAGCGCGGGCGCCGGCTCGACGCTTCTGGCTGGCGACATGATCGGCATCGCTGGCCTGCTGCTGCAGGTCGCAGCGGACGCGACGGCCAACGGCTCCGGCGCCATCACCGTGACGCTGGTGAATCGCCTGAGGACCGCCATCTCTGGCGGCTCGGCGGTGACTTGGGACAAGCCGACGGCACCCTTTCGTCTGATCTCGACGCCGGCCGTTCAGCATGTGCCGGGCTACGCCCAGGGGGTCTCTCTGGACTTCGCGGAGGTAGTTCCATGAGGTCGCTCAGTGCTCCGGTCCTGTCAGCGCTGGCGGCGCCTCAACTGGCGATGGTGCAGCTGGTTTACCTGCAGTTCTCTTCGCCGATCGCGCTGAACACGTCGAATCTCGACCTGGTCTATGGCGGCGTCACCTTCAAGGGCGCCGGCGCCCAGGGTGCAATTGCCCAGATCGATGACTCGCCGGGTGAGATCAAGGGCTTGAATTTTCAACTGATCGGGGTCGACCCGGCCTTT